CGGCGACCTCGACGACCTCAAAGCGGTGCACGCCCAGGTCGCCTCCATGGTCTCCGCCAGGGCCGCCGGATCGGCCCCCCACCGATCCGGCCGCCTGGCCGCCTCCATCCGCGGCTCCCGGGCCGCCGGCTCCGCCGTCGTCCGCGCCGGAGGGGCGCGCGTGCCGTACGCCGGGGTCATTCACTACGGGTGGCCGGCCCACCACATCAGTCCCCAACCGTTCCTGGTCGACGCCGCCCACGCCACCGAACCGGCCTGGACCGCGGTGTATCTGACCGGCCTGGACCAGATCCTCGCTCAAGTCAAAGGTGCCTAGCATGAGCCTGCTCAAGAGGAAGTACGCCGCCGTCGAGCTCGCCTCCGGCGACGTGTTCACCGACATCCGGATCATCACCGCCGACACCGTCCGGTATGAGGAGACCGCCCAAAAACACCGATGGCCATCGGTGATCGTCAAGGACGGGTCCGGCACCGTCCCCCACCTACAACACCAAGAACGGTTCGAAATATGGGCCGCCCTGAAGCGGCTCGGGAAGTACGACGGCACCTGGGAGGACTTCAAGGACCGCGACCTGCTCGACTACGCCGTCGACGAGGTCGAGGTGGACCCTACCCAGCCGGCACCAGAGTCCGACTGATCGTCGAGCTGGCCGCCATGTTCGACATCGGGATCCCACCCCCGCACTGGTTCGACGCCTCCGACGAGCTCATCGAGACCACCTACCAGGTGGCCCTCGACGTCGCCGAACGCCGCCGCGCCGCCGCCGAGGGGGGCTGAACGGTGGCTCAGTCCGCGACCCTGGTCGTCAAGGTCATAGGCGACACCTCCTCGGCGTCCAAGTCGATCGACCAGACCGCCGGCCGCATGGACAAGTTCAAGTCCACGATGGGGAAGATGGCGCTCCCGGCCGCGGTCGCCGGCGCCGCCGTGATCGCGTTCGGGAAACAGGCATTCGATGCCGCCTCCAAGACCCAGCAGGCCATGGGCGGGGTCGACGCGGTGTTCAAGTCCTCCGCCGGCCAGATCAAGACCTGGGCCGCCGCCGCCGCCGACTCCGTGGGCCTGGCCAAGTCCGAATATGCAGAGCTGGCCACCTCGATCGGCGGGCAGCTGAAGGCCGCCGGGCTCCCGATGGACCAGGTGACCGCCAAAACCAAGTCCCTGATCCAGACCGCCGCCGACCTGTCGGCCACCTACGGCGGCACCACCAAGGACGCGGTGGAGGCCCTGGGGTCGGCCATGCGCGGTGAGGCCGACCCCGCCGAGAAGTACAACCTGCAACTGAAACAGTCCGCGATCCAGGCTCAGATGGTCGCCGAGGGGACCGACAAGCTCACCGGGAAACAGGCCGCCGCCGCCAAGATGCACGCCACCCTGGCCCTGGTGACCAAACAGTCCGCCGACGCCCACGGCGCGTTCGCCCGGGAGGCCGACACCGCCGCCGGCCAACAGCAGCGGCTGAACGCCAACATGGAGAACGCGAAATCGGACATCGGGCAGGCCCTGCTCCCGATGGTCGCCGCCCTGGCCCAAAAGCTCTCCGTGGTCGCCAAGTGGATGGCCAAGAACTCCACCCTGGTCCTGATCGCAGTCGGCGTGGTCGGCGCCCTGGCGGCCGCCATCCTGGTCCTGAACGCCGCCCTCACCGTCTATGAGGTGCTGGTCAAGATCGTCGGCAAGGAGACCGCGAAGGCCTGGTTGTCGGCCCTGGGACCGATCGGCCTGGTGATCCTCGCCGTGATGGCCGTGGTCGCCGTGGTGATCATCCTGTGGAAGAAGTCCGAGACGTTCCGGAAGATCGTGCTAGCCGTGTGGGGCGCCATCAAGATCGCCGCCAAGGCCACCGCCACCGCCCTCAAGGTCGCCTGGCAGGCCGTCTGGACTGTCCTCCAGGCCGGCGCGAAACGGTTCGCTGCGGTCGCCCGGGTCGTCTGGTCGGCCATCCGGGCCGCCGCCTCCGCCGTCGCGAACGTCGTCAAGGCCGTGTGGCGGGCCGTCTGGTCGGCCGCGTCGGCCTACGTACGCGGATACGTCGCCGTCGTCAAAGCGGTCCTGTCGACCATCCGGTCCGTCGTCTCCTCGGTCACCGGGTTCGTGCGGTCGGCCTGGTCCGGTGTGTGGAACACCCTGGAGGCCGCCGCCAAGGCCGCCGGGAAGGTCCTCACCGCACCCTTCGACGCCCTCCACAACGCCATCGACGGTGTCATCAACATGGTGGAGAACCTGATCGGCGCCCTCTCCCGGATCCACGTCCCCAAGTTCCCCAACACGCCCCTCCCCGGCCCACTCATGGCCCCGGCGCCGGCCGGGATCACCCCGGCGACGTACGCCGCCCGCGGTACTTCCCGGGCCGGTCCGGCAGGCACACCGGCCGGCTCGGGAACCGTCATCAACATCTACGGCGCCTTGGACCCGGAGGCCGTGGCCCGCCAGGTCGGCCGCCTCCTGGACCGCCACGACCGCCGCGTCGGACTCCGGGCAGGCTGACCATGATCGGGACCCATACCGTCACCCTGACCCCGCTGGCCGGGGCGCCGGTCGACGTGTCCTGTCTGGTCGACTCCGTCTCGATCCATCACGGCCGGTCGGACTCTGACTCCCAGCCGGAGGCCTCGGCCGCGACCCTGGAGGTATCCCTGGACACCTCCGAAACCGTGTTTCCGCCGCTGGAGGTCGGCGCCCTGCTCACCGTGACCACCTCCCTGGCCGGGGTCACGTCGACCCGGTTCGCGGGCCGGGTCACCGACATCAACCAGGGGTGGGAGGACGCCGGCCCCGACACGCCGGACCGGGCCGTCGCGCAGGTGATCGCCACCGGCCCCCTGGCCGACCTGGGGCGCCGGGTCGTCGGTGCGACGCCGTGGCCACAGCAGCTCGACGGTGCCCGGATCGCTGACGTGATGGCGGCCGCCGGGATCACCCTGAACCCCGCCACCTCCGACCCCGGCACCGTCCAAGTCCTGGCCCGCGACGTCGACTCCCAGCCGGCCCTCGACGTCGCCCAGGGCACCGCCGTCGACGCCGGCGGCCTGGTGTGGGCGACCCGGGCCGGGGACATCCGGTACGCCGACGCGAACCACCGCCGCGGCACCGTCGCGTCCCTGGTCCTGGACGCCTGCGACATCTTGGTCACCCCGACCTGGACCCGCACCACGGAGGCGCTGGTCAATGACGTGTCGGTGGGCTACGGAGTGGCGCCCGAGGGGGGCGAGCAGCCGCGGTTCCTCGGAGACCGCCCCGACTCCAAAGCCAAGTACGGCACCTACGCCTACACCACGGCCACCGAGCTGGCCGCCGCCGCCGACGCCGCCGCCCTCGGCACCATGCTCCTGACCCGCAACTCATCCCCGGTGTGGGTGATGTCGACGCTCCCGGTCGACGTCGACGACCTCGACGCCACCGAGACCGGCGAGCTGTTGGCCCTGGAGATGCACGACCTGATCCAGCTGACCGGCCTACCGGCCGCCGGGTCGGTCCCCACGTCGGCGTACCTGTGGGTGGAGGGCTGGACCGAGACCCTGATCTACGGCGGCCACGACCTGGAGCTGGTGGTCTCCGGGTATTGCAGGACCGCGCCGGCGCCACGCTGGAACGACGTGGCCCCAGCGTTGACGTGGGACACGGCCGGGACCATGACCTGGGACCAGTCCGCCTGTTTCGGCCCGTTACCGGACCTGGGCCGCTGGGACGACACCCCCGCCACCCTCCGCTGGGACCAGGTCCCGCCGGCGACCACCTGGGACAACTACACCCCCACCACTAGCGGAGGACTGAGCTGACATGCCCGCGAACACCCCCAAGGGATTCCCCTACCCGGTCGGCACCGACCGCGTCATGGACGGCGACGACGCCATCAAGAACCTCGCCACCGCCGTCGACACGATGCTCGGCACCGCCGCCGCCGCGATGGTGACATCGGCGGTCCCCGGTAGCTTGAACACCCCGGTCTCGACCGCCATCACGTTCCCCGCCGGCCGGTTCACGACACCACCCCAGCTGGTCGCCACCATCAACGGCTCCGCCGGCCAGGCATTCGGCGCCATCACCGCCACCGGCGTCACCGCCACCGGCGCCGTCCTGTGGTTCACCAAGCTGTCCGGCGGCCTGGCCGCCGTACAAATCATGTACATCGCACTCCAGAACCCCTGAGCGAGAGGACCACCTATGGCGACAGTGACGTGTCACACCGAGGGCTGTTCCAACGCCGACCTGGCCATCGACCTGGACCTGACCACCTACGACGACGACGGCAACCCGTCCGGGACCGCCGACGCCGTCGCCTGTGGGGTCTGCGGCCAACCGATCACCGACATCAAAGACTCCACATGATCCCGGTCCCCGGCCACACCATCGGCACCCCCTACGGCCGCCGCGGGTCCTGGTGGTCGTGCGACGAGGACTCCGCCGGCAACGGGATACACACCGGGGTCGACTACCCCGCCGCGGTCGGGACGCTCGTGGTCGCCGCGCGTCCCGGGACCGTCCATCACTGTGACCACGGGTCCGCGTTCGGAGACCACCAGATCGAGGTCACCCCCGGCGACGGCACCCGCGACTTCTACGCCCACCTACGCTCCCGGGTCCCTGACGGAACCCGGGTCGCCGCCGGCGACAAGGTCGGGGAGGTCGGTGCGGAGGGGAACGTGTCCGGCCCACACCTCCACTTTGAACGCCACCAGGTCGCCTCCGGCGGCTGGTCCTGTTCGATCGTCACCGACCCGGCCCCGTCCATCAACTACGCCCAGGAGACAGACATGGAGCTCGACGACCAGATGAACGAATGGTCGCCCGACGACGGCGACACCGGGAAGATCACCGTCGGCCAGACCTTGAACCAGGCCCGCGGCTACTCCGAGGACACCTATCAGCGGCTCAAGAAGCTCCAGGGCGACGTCGACGACCTGGCCGACGACGTCGCCCTGATCCTCAAGAAGCTCGGCTGACACCCCCGGTGAGCTCGAACATCCGGCACGGCCACTCATCCTCCAAGGTCGACCGGTCGCCGGCGTCGTTGGCCGCCCAGGTCGGGCGGGCGACCACGTCGGGGAAGGATGGGAACCTGTTGACGTTCACCGAGGTCCAGTCCAAGGACCGGGCCGAGCAGCTCCACGACGTCGAGGGGTGGGGCGCCTACACCCCCCACACCGAGACCGACTGTGCGGTGATGTGGGACAAGGCCGAGTTCACCAAGGTCGCCGTCTTCACGAACCGGCTGGGCTCCAAGACGTTCATCGACGGCAACGGCAACGCCAAGAAGATCATCTGCGCCACCGTCGTCCTGGACCACAAACCCACCTGGCAACGGCTGTGGGTCTCGGTCGCCCACCTCCCCAGCTCGGTCCAGGACGGCGACCACTTCTCGAAAGCCCAGACCGACAAGGACCGGGTCGCGGCCTGGAAGTCCGCGGTCGACGACTGGACGGTCACCCGCCAGAACCAGCGCGACAAATACGAGCAGGACCGGTCCATGCACGTCGCGGACTGGAACGTGAACTTTCGGATGCCGGAGTGGCGTACCGAGGTGGACAACCGGATCGCACCCAAAGATCCCGACACGTTCCGCGGGACCTGGGTTCCGGCGAACATGCCCGCCGGCGGCACCCTAGGTGATCGGCTCATCGACGCCACCTGGACCAACGGCACGTTCAAGGACACGTTCCTCCTGCCCGATGACGACTCCTCCGACCATCGCCCCTACGGCGACGTCATCGCCTGGTGACTGACCATGGACTCGCCGTACCTGGAGCTGATGGTGGCCGCGGTCGCCGGTTTCGGCACCGGCCTGGGCCTGGTCGTCGGCGCCATCATCGCCCGAGCCCTGCTCCACCGCATCGAGGACGACCCACCCTGAACCCCGGCTGACATCAGGTCCCAGCCTTATGTCGGTCCGGCGTGTCGTGGTCGGCGTGTCGGGGCCAAACTCCTCATGCGGTCGCCTCCCCGAACAGGTTCTCACGGGTGAAGCTCATCTACGCCGCTCCGTTCTGTTGACTGTCTCGCCCGCCCCGGATGGATGGTCCGGGGCGGGCGGTCGGCTGGGTTCGGGCTTGTGCCGGATCTCTGCGGCGACCCGTACCCAACCCCGCGCTAGGCGCGGCGTTCAGGGGCGCCCACTTCGGGCGGAATGACGTAGGTCGGCTCGGGGATCGCAGACCAGACAGACCATGACTCGTCGTCGGTCGCGTCGGTACGCCACCACGGCGCGGGTCCGCCTGCTCGATGCACGCGCACCCAGCGACGACCCTTGCCGTCCTCGATCCGAGTCCCGACCCGCTGAGGCTCAACGCCTCCGGTCAGACCCGCGTCAGGACACGACCTCACGCCGCGGAGGGTAGCCCGAAACGGCCGGCCAACGGGTCCAGGCCGACATAATGATTGTTATCGGCGAACAATCCGCCCCACCCGGCGACACCCGCCCCACCCGTCCCAACCTCCCGCGACACGCCCGACGACGTGGGTGAACACGGGGGCGACAGAACACCCTGGCGGGGTGTAGACCGGACCATTTGACGACGGCGCGCCGTAACGGAAGAGACGCCGGGCCCGTAGGCCCGGCGTCCGCTAGGGTGCTTCACGACAACGCAAAAACACTCCGAGCGTCACGGTATCAGAGCCATCCGACGCCCGGTGTGACAGACCCACCGGGAAGTCGGGAACCAACATGACGCACACCGCCATCACCGCCGGGGCACCGCTCCCCGTGATCCTGCGCGCCGTACGCCGGGACGGGTGGGGCGACCTGGCCGGCGCCCACAACCGCTCGTTGCGCGGCGCCCTGGCCGCCCTGGCCGACCTGCTGCCCGGCACCACCGCCGCCGGTGACGTCACCGTATGGGAGGTCGCCCAGGCCTCCGCCTACTCCGAACGGTGGACCCGGGTGGCCCTAGGCCGCCTCGAGGCGCTGGGTCTGCTCACCTGGGAACGCGGCACCATCGTCCAGGGCAGGCCCACCCCGTCATGGATCCGACTGTCCAAACGGCTCCTCGTCGAGCTCCTGCGCGCGGCCCGCCGCCTCCGGGTCGCCCGCGACCAGGCCCACAACGCCGACCGGGCCGCCCGACTAGCCCGCCTACGCCAAGCCACCCTCCCGCCCCACAAGCAAAAGCCCAGGTCAGACCGTCCGGCACTGAATGCAGGCCCCCGCCCCCTACGGGGGGAGACCGGGGCCGCCGAGGCCTCCCCGGCCGCCACCGCAACCCCCCCACCGTCGACGAACGCCGATCGCGCCGCACACGCCGGCCACGCCAGGCTGCTACTGGCCCAGGTCCGCGCCCAGGTCGCGGCCCAGACCTAAGAAGGAGGCGCCTCCGGCGCCGCTCAGAGAAGGAGAAACCGCTCATGCGGAGACTGCATTACGCCACCGTCACCACCGACGCCCACGCGGTCGTGGTCACCACCTGGCAAGAGGCCAAGGCCAAGGGGTCCCGCCAGTACGTCGACCACTACCGGATGGCCATCGACGGCCGCACCCTCGACGAGGGGACCCTGGAGCTCGAGAACCGGCCGATTCCCTGTTCGGCTTGGGATTCCTGCCCCAACCCCGACCACAAGCACAACCGCCCCCACCTCGACGACCAGGCCGACCAGGCCAAGACGTGACCGCCAAGGCCACCGTCCCGGCCCGGGACCTGGCGCCGGGCCTGTCGGCCGCCGAGCTCGACGACCGGGCGGCCGAGTGCTACCGGCACGCCGGCCGCTGGTTGGCCGCCACGTTCGACCTGGACCTGATCGTCCATCGCCGCGACGCGTTCGCCCACGCCGAACGCTGGGCCGCCCGCGGTCTCCAGGCCGAACGCCAGGCACGCCGAGAACGGCGAATCACTGGCGAGTCCCCAGGTCAGGCCGACAATGGTTGACATGGCACTACTCGTCGGCAACGACTCCCGAATCGAGGGAGACCAGGCCGAGCTGCTGCACGTCCTGTTCGGCGCCATGGCCACCACCCTCGAGGCCGAGACCCAGCTCGGACCATTGGAGGCCGACCGGGTCGCCCTGGTCATGCTGGTCAGGGTTCAGGCCCGGCTGGCCGCCGCCGGCTACATCGTCCGCGATGTCTGACGCCGTGAGTCAATCCGCCGAGAATGACGCACCCGTGATCGAGCGACTTGATCGCTACATCATCACGGTCAACGGCCACCGCATCCGAGCCACGGAGGGGCAGGAGCACGCGCTACGCCGCATGGACGCAGCAGGTGTGGCCCGCTTCCTGACCGTCATGGGGTGCATTCCGCCCGGTAACGACCAGTGAGCTCGGGCCAGGCCCCGCCGTGTCCCCGGTGTGGGCACCGGCACCTGGCCGGCCTGCGCTGCTGGGGTGGCCGGTACGTCGCCGCGGTGCTGGCCCGGGTCCTGGCTCAGTACGGACAAGCGTGTTGCCACTGTGCCAGGCCCGGGGCGAACAGTGTGGAGCATGTGGTCCCGAGGTCGGCAGGTGGGACCGACGACCTGGCCAACCTGAGGCCCGCACACCTGGCCTGCAACATCAGGCGCGGGGTCGGTGCCATGGCCGGCTACGGACAACGTGGCATCACCGAGACTAGGTCCTCACGATGGTGAGACAGACATCGGACCGGCGCCGCGCCCGCAACCGCGGCCGCCCGCTCCCTGACCTGCCATGGCTGAGCCACCGCCTAGCAGATGAGGTCGTCGCACCCGGCCCCTCGCCCGTCCCGCTGGCACCAGACCTAGTAGTAGGTGACACGTATGCACGCAAGATGGGTCTGGTCGGCACCACCCAACTGCACCAAATGACAGGGGTGCGGGTCGGCACGCTGGACCTCTGGACCCGGACCCCATACTGGCCGCCGCAACGTGCCACCGGTGGCAGGAACGAACGACTGTATGCGCTTCACGAGGTGCGATTGTGGCTCAGATGGGCCTCCCAGGACCCCAACTACTGGAAACTCTGGCGGCCCAAGTGACGGTGATCGTGAGGTGGCTCATCCGCGAGTGGATGATCGGCTGGCACCAAGGCGGCAAGGAGCGCCACGAACGGCTCGCGCAACGTCATAGGGTGCGCGAGGACTCCTGGCGCTGCCGCGACGACTGGGGGCGGTCGTGAGCATTCTGGTGCCCAAGTTTTTTGATCGACGTCTCCCGCCGGAAGCCCCGCGCGCTTCCGTGTGTGTCCCCGGCGGCCCGGGTTTCCACGAGACGACATCGACAGACGTCAATGTCTGAGGATCCGCAACTGTTCGTCACGAGGACCCCTAGGCTGTCCCATGGCAGGCTCCGTAAGGGCCTCGACGACCAGGTTGCGGCGGCTCGGAACGGGGGGTCCGAGCTCCCAGCGTCCGGCGTCGCGGTCCTGCGGACCCTGGCCGACCAGATCGACCAGCTGGAGCGCTGGTGTCGCCGCGACGAGGCGCGACCCTACGACCGGATCCCGTTGACGGCCCTGACCCGGGAGTTCCGGGAGACTTCGATGTATGTCTTTGGATCCGAGACCGGCGCCGACCCCATCGGCCGGGCTCTCGCCGCGTTCCTCGACACCGAGACAGGCAACGCCGCGGACACCGGGCGCCCCGACTGACGGCGCCCTGGGTGCGTTCGTCGCCCACCTGCACCGCCGCCCCTGGAAGCCGCATCAGCGGCTGGCTGCCGACGTCGCCGGCGAACGCCTCCCGACCGGCCGCTACGCCTACCCGGTCGTGGTGTTCACGTTCCCCCGCCAGTCGGCCAAGACCACCACCGTCCTGGACCTGGCCATCGGCAGGTGCCTGCAATACGGCGACTACCGGGTTGCCTACGCCGCGCAGACCGGCCACAAGACCACCGAGAACCTGGGCCAACGGTTCACCGAGCTCGAGGACGGCCCCCTGGCCGTACGCGCCAAGCTGCGCCGGTCCGCGGGCACGGAACGGGTCACCCTCCCGGGCCGGTCGTACGTGAAAGCGTTCCCCCCCAAGGCCGGCGCCCTGCGGTCGGACGCCCTGGACCTGGTCATCGTCGACGAGGCCCAGGAGCACGACGAGACCCTGGGGGAGCTGCTGGACCAGACCATCATCCCGACATTCACGACCAGGCCGCGGCGTCAACTGTGGGTCGTCGGGACCGCCGGCACCGACCGGTCGGCCTACTTCCGTCGCTACCTCGACGCCGCCCGCAACCGCGAACCGGGTTACGCGCTGGTCGACTACGGCGCCCCCGACAACGAATCGTTCCTGGACCCGGCGACCTGGCCGGCCGACCACGTCGGCGTGGCCACCGGGCTCACCGACGTCGACGCCCTGGCCCAGGCGTTGGCCGTGCTCGGCGCGTCGGGGTTCCTCCGCGAGTACGGCAACCTATGGCAACGGACCTCGATCCGGGTCGTCGACCCCGCCGACTACGCCGCCGCCCAGCTCCCACCGGACACGCCCCGCCCCTGCGGCCGCCTGTGCCTCGGGGTCGACGTCGCGGCCGACCGCGGCTCCGGCGCCATCGCCATAGCACTCCGCTCCGACACAAACGCCCGGCGGTATGTGGAGGTTGTCGACGCCCACACCGGGACCGACTGGATCGTCGGCCGCGCCCTGGAGCTGCAGGCCACCCACGGCGCCCCCATCGCCATCGACCGGTACGGCGCGGTCGGCACCGTCGCCGACGCCCTGGAGCTCGCCGGCGCCCGCCTCCTGCCCATGAAAACCCAGGACGTCGCCAACGCCGCCGCCGGCCTCATCGACGCCATCGGCGCCCGAGCCGTCGACATCTACCCGGCCGCCGCACTTACCGAGGCCATCGACGGACTCGCCCTCCGCCCCCTCGGGGACGACAACGGGTTCGCGTTCTCCCGCCGCTCCTCGGCGGCCCCGATCCCGCCCGTGGTCGCCGCCGCGGCCGCCCTATGGGGGACCGCGCGGCTCCCGACACCCGTACGCCCCCAGGTCCACGCCGGGTAGGATCCGTGACTACATCGGGCGGCGCCGCGCGGGTATTCGCGAAACCCATTCGCTCTATTGGCTGGTGAGCGAGTCGCCCGATGGCCCTGTCTACCCCCACGGTGTAGCAATGGCCCTATGGCGGCTCGCCTGGTTCGCATCGACTGCGCCCACGGTAGTTGTGTCGTGTTGTGCGCCTGCGGATACCGGACCCTGGCCGCCACGCCCGTCGAGGCCCGCCGCGCCGCCGACGCACACCGAGCCGGCGTCCACCCGTCCGCGCAGACCCGCGCCGAGTCCAAGCGCCGCACCCGGGCGGCCGCCCGGTGAGCATCCTGGACCGGCTGTTCCCCCGGATCCCCGACCTCACCGCCCTCGGACCGCTGCAACCCCAGATCGAGGCCTGGGCCGACGACTCCCACCTCTACGACGTCTTGGCCGACGACCTGCTCGGCGCCGGCGCCTGGCGGCCCATGACCCGCACCCAGGCCATGCGGGTCCCCGCCGTCGCCCGAGCCCGGCACCTGATCGCCGGCACCATCGCCGGCCTACCCCTCCGAGCGCTACGCGCCGACGCCCTGGTCGAGCCCCAGCCGTACTGGTGCTACGGCACGGACGGCATGTTGGGCGACGTCGCCCGCGACGATGCCATCCGGTGGGGCCTGTCGGTCCAGTCGCCCTGGTGGCGGCTCCTGTGGACCGTCGACGACCACCTGTTCCACGGTGAGTCCCTGTGGCTGGCCACCGCCGTCTCGGCAGTCGACGGCCGCCCGCTGCGGATGGCCCGGGTCCCGTTCGACCACTGGAGTGTGGAGGACGGCCAGGTCGTCGACAACGATGCCCGCCCGTTCCCGGCCGACCGGGTCGTCTACATCCCCGGCCCCCACGAAGGGATCCTCAGCTATGCGGCCGGCACCGTACGGCAGGCCTCCGACCTGGAGCATGTCGCCGGCGACGTCGCCCGCCACCCGATCCGGTTCGAACTCCACCAGACCACCGACACCGTTCTGACCGGCGACGAACGCACCGAGCTGATCACCGAGGCCCGGGCCGCGTTGAACGCCAACGACGGGATCCTGTTCACCAACTCCGCCATCGAGACCAAGGAACACCGGCTCGACTCCGCCAACGACCTGGTCATCGCCGGCCGCAACGCCGCCGCCCTCGACATCGCCCGCCACGTCTCCATGCCCGGCGCGATGCTCGACGCCACCACCGAGGGCGCCTCCCTGGAATACCAGACCATCGACGGCCGCAACCAGCAATGGCTCGACTACGGCCTGGCCCTCTACCTCGAGGCCGTCGAGGCCCGCCTGTCGATGGACGACGTCGTCCCCGCCGGCGTCCGGGTCGCCGCCGACACCGGCTCCCTGACCTCCCCCACCACCCCCGCCACCGGCCCCACCACCGAGGACTGATCCCCGTGACGTTGCGTCTGACCCTGTCCGCACCGACCGCCACCATCGACGCCGCCGACACCGACGCCCGCACCCTGGCCGGCGTCGCCGTCCCCTACGGGGAGGCCGGGTCGACCTCCGCCGGGCGGCTCACCATCGACGCCGGCGCCATCCGGGTCCCCGACCAGCTCCGCCGCGTCAAGCTGTTCCGTGAGCACGGCCGCACCACCCCGGTCGGATACGCCCTGAACGCCACCGACTCACCGGCCCAGCTCGACATGACCTTCACCGTTGGCCGCACCCCCGACGGAGACACCGCACTCCTGGAGGCGACCGAGGGGATCCGCGACGCCCTGTCCGTCGAGCTCGACAACGTCCAGATTGAGG